CGCTTCAGGTAGTTGATGATGATCCGCGCGCGCGACGCGGGATTGCCGTCGACGGCGTCCAGCGCGTAGCCGGGATCGTCGAACATCTTCCGCAGTTCGCGCTCCGTCTCGTCGCTCATCTTCTTGACGAGGGCGACGATGGCCTTCTGATACTGGTCGGCAATGGAGGCGCTCGAAATGAGAGCGCCGCCGCGTTTAGCCGATGCCGAGTTCATGAGCCGCCGCTATTCCTTCGTCAGAGATGCCGAGATCGGCCAAGGGATCGCTGTTGTCTTCGCCGAGATTGAAATAGCCAGAGTCCGGATCGGTCGCGATGCGATGCGTCACATCCGACGACTGAATGCCGCCGGACTGGACAAGCTGCGCATCGGTCTGCGACTTGAGCAGATTCGTTTCCGCCAGTTCCTTCGCGGTCGGAGCATCGAGCGGACGCCACGTGACCGTGGTTTCGACATCCTTGCCCTCGCTGCGCATCGACAGAAGGTGATGGCGCTCGAGGAACGGCGTCAGGTCGTGCTCTTGAACCGATTCGAGCTCTTCGTGATAGCTCGCCTCTTCATACTCGCCGGTGGAGTTGAAGCCCTTCGGCGTCGTGCCGAGCAGTTTCGTGGCCGGAACGTTCGCAGCCGCCGCGACGATCTGATACTGGTTCATGACCACCGAATCGAGGTCGGCGAGTGACGTCTCGAACTGCTTGAAGTCGTCCGCTTCCTTGTCGCCCAGCTTGATGCCGTAGTTGTCGCGGTACGCGACCCAGCGCTGGAATCGCTCGAGCGCCTCGTCCCCCGCCATCATGAACGCCGACATGTTCGTCAGCCAGACGTTCGTGCGCTTGGACGACGCGAGGAGCGGGCCTTCATTGGCCGTGCGCTCCGCAGCGTAGACGCGTTCCATGATCCGCTGCGCGACGGGGATGCCGCCGTACATGTACATCGGCTTCAGGACGTCGGCCGGCTCAGCCGTGCGGAAGATGTGCAGATGCGAGCGGTGATATTTCCGCTTGCCGATGATCCAGTACGTCGGCTCATAGAAGTTCAGCGAGCCTGGATCGCTAGTTGCGTCCGCGTCGAGCAGCGGCGCGCACCAGTAAGGATCGACCTGCGAAATGCCCTTGTAGCTGCCCAACTCCACGCCGTCCGGATTGAACGGCTTCTCGTAATACTGCGGATCGGTCGAGTTGACCTTGAAGATCGCGATACGAATGCCGAACACGCGGCCGAAGCGCACAAGTTGCTCGGCCTGCCACTTGACGCGGTATTTCTTGTCGTACTTCTTGAGAATCGCGGCCGACTGGGCGTCGAGCTTGCTGCCGTCGACCGTGACCGGATCCCAGCCATTGCGCGTCGCGTCGCGCGCGGGCATCGAGCAGGCCTTGTCGATCAGCCAGTTCTGTGCGATCAGCGCGCACGCCTGCCACCCGATGAACGACTGCGACGCGTACCAGTCCATCAGCGCGCCGTTGACGGCCGTCGCCGTCGGCGAGAGCTTCAGTCCGTCAACGTCGGTGCTGTCCATCGCGCCTTGCACAACGGGAAGCGCACGGATCGCCTGGTCGATGACGTTGGCGTACCGTTGCCCCGCATCGCGCGCGACGGGGAGATGCGTGGAGAACACGCTGACGGGCTCCCGCGCCGCTTCTTGCACAGGAGCTTTGCGCTTGAACCAGTTGAACATGTGTTAGCCGAAAAATGAGGTGCGTTTTGCGATGAGCTCGCCGAACGCTCGGCTGCAGCCATCTATCTGGTCGTCGAATGAGCCATTAGGGAACATCCGCATTTCATCGATGAGTGCGGCGTTCCACGGGCCGCGCACCATCACGACGTTTCCGACGTTGACCTGCGCCGCGAAAGGCTCTGCGCGCGTCACCTTGTCGCCGCTTTCGGGCGATGCATTGACGCGATAGCCCTGAAACTGCCGCGTGAGATAAGCGACCTGCGTCTTGCCCGCCTGACCAGGGTCTTGCGGGATGCTGATGCGCGTTCCGATACCGTCCCGGCTCGCCGTCGCCTTCATCGTGGCGTCGCGCTGGTCCGGGCCCTCTTGAACGCGGACCATGTCGGCAATGACGTATCGACCATCGGCCAACTTGCCGAGCCGCGCGCCTGCGGTCCAGTCGCCAGCATTGACGACCGATGCCAAGTCCCACCCGCGCACGAAACTGTGCGCATCCGCCGGCAGCGCGTCGATCACTTGGATGCGATCGGGCTTGAACAGACCGCCTTCAGCCGGGGCGGGCCGCTGCTGATACTGCCCAGCGAACGTATAGGGCGATGCGCCTTCCATGCGGCGCAGCTCTTCGATGCTGTGCTTCTCAGGCCAGAGAGCCGTGCCGTCGTCCTGCAGCGCAGGCAGACATACGTGCTCCCACTTCTCGCCGTTGCCGCCGCCGAGCAGCCAACCTGCCAGATCTTTCTCATGCAGCCGCTGCATGATCAGGATGATCGGCGTGTCGGGCGAGTTCTTCCGGCTTTCGAACGTGTTCTGAAACCAGTCGATGACGTTCTGGCGCATCACGTCGGAGCGCGCCTCGTCTGCCTTGTGAGGATCGTCGATCAGCAGTGCGCCGCCGAAGCCCGGCCGATGCTTGCCCGCGCCGTAGCCGGTGATGGTGCCGCCTGCGCCGACCGCATACATGATGCCGCCGGCCGTCGTGCGCCATTCGTCTTTGGCCTGGCTGTCTTCGCGCAGACCAACCGTCGGGAAAATGGCCTTGTATTCAGCCTCTTGGATCAGACCGCGCACATCCCACGAGGACGCGGCAGCCAGTCGAGACGAATACGATGTGTAGATGAATTCGCTGTCGGGAGCTTGCCCGAGCGCCCATCCCACGAAATTCTTGACGATCTCCGTCTTCGAGTAGCGCGGCGGGATGTTGATGATGAGGCGCTTCGTCTCGCCTCGAAACACCTTCGTCAGCGCATCGCAGACCGTCGCATGGTGCGCAGCCTGCTGCCACGTGTAGCCGCGGCGGTTGACGAACATCCAGCGCGCGAACCAGAAAAGGTCGGCCATCGACAGTGAGCGATAGACGCGGCGCTCCTTGTCGGTGAATTCCATGGCCTTATACCTTCGGTGCGGCGGCGCTCTCCTTCAGAACATCGCGGATTTCAGCCAGCGTGGCGGCTGGTGCGTTGTTGACCACAACCGATGCGCCCGGCGGTGGCGGCGTATCGCCTTCCAATCCGTATGCCTCTCGCTCGAGTCCGATCAGCGTCTTGAGCGTCTCGGCGAGCTTCTTCATGCCGTCGATGCGGCCCGCGCTCGAAATGACCTTCTGGTACAGATCATTGCGCTTGTCCTGCCCCTTGTCGTCGTCGGAGCGAAGCAGTTCGCCGAGCTCGCGGAACAGTTCGAGGTCGGTCGTCTGGCTTTCCAGTTCGTCGAGCAGCGACATCGCTAGGCTGCGCGCGCGGCCAATATCCTTGCGCTGGGTAAGCTGGACGGTTGCCAGCAGATCGGCATTTGCGTCGACAATCGCTCGCTCAGTTGCCGCCGCCTTTTCTGTGGCAACCGAGTTGGCAACTTCACGCTTGGCAACTAGTGCCTCAGCCTTTGCCTGTATGCGTTTGGCGAGATCTCGCTCCCATCCTTCGGCCTTGGCCTTCTTCTGGATGGCAGTGTGTGAAATCCCTTGGGATGCGGCGATCTCCCGCACCGACAGAACGCCGGCCCGGTAGTCAGCTTCGATGCGCTCCCAGTCCGGCGCGGCCTTCTTTTGCTGCGCCATAGCGAATTCTCAAAAAAATACCCGCCGGGGATTAGCCGGCGGGTTCAAACGCTCAGGCGAGCGCGAGGAGACTCACGAGGATGAGTTCGGCGGTTCAGCAGGTGATCGTGTAGGGATGAGCCAGGTATGTACCCGTTCCCGGCGTCACCCATTGCGGTTGCCGCATCGGCGGAATTGCCGGATGCGAAGGCTGGATCGACCGCCTCAGTATTTCTTCAAGCGACTGGCCTGCGTTCGGGTCTTTCACCGAATCAGCGGGGCCAGTCTGAACAGGCGGCGTCACCTTCTTGAACACCGTGTCGAGGTGCTCGCGAATCGACTTCCACTGCTCAGGCGTCGGAGCGGCACTATTGCCGAGCTCGACAAAGCCTTGCAGCCAGTAGGCGAATTGTTCGGGCGTCATGTTCAGATTGCCGGTAACAGCTTGCGCAGTCGATCGAATCGAGCTTCGATGTGGGTGCGCATATCTGCCGAGAGAACGCGGATATTGCAGACGTCGCGCTCCAGGCCGTCGACGAGCGCGCGCATCTCGATCGCTTCTTCGGTCGGCGGTTCAGAGCAGCATTCGTTTTCGTCGAATGGCTCAGTGCTGCAGGGTGCGGCGTCGGACATGCGATGTTCCAATATATAGAGGGTGCCGGTGCTGATCTCCGGCTTTCCTTATCCCATCTGGCCAACGAAGTGGCGGCGGTCACAGCGGGCGGGCTAGATCCGCATCTCCGGTTTCCCGGCGGAATGTAAAGCCCTGAGCGTCTATCCCATTCGCGCGCGTCAGCATCGCGCATTCACCCTCAACGGAACGGGCTGGCATGCGAGTGCGCGCCACTCACCAGCCCAGTACTGCGCGCTCCGTTGAAGGTGCCGGTACTTTCCCCGGCAGTCAGCACGCACCTATAGCGGCGTGCCCGCTTGTTCGGAGCGCCTCCCGGCGAGTCCGATGTCCGATTTGGCGCGAGCCGGACCAAGCTCCTTTCGGTTACTTGACCCATGTGCGTCAAATCGGAGGTTCGAGAGCGGCGGGAATTCGCTCAAAGGCAGTCTTACGCCAGTTCGACACCTGGCTGCCCGCGTCGGTTATGTCGGAACCCAAGCTCTCAGGTCGAACAGTCTGCGTCCGGTTGGGTTCGGTTTCCCTGCACCAACGTCCTCGCGGTTCGGGCCGGTCGTTCCCTATGCCGCGCGCTCTATCTACTGAGCTACGGTCAAACTGTTCGCCTGAGAGGGCTGGTTACGCCAGCCATGCGCTCTACTTCACTGCAAACCACGCCGAAGCGTCGTCGAGCGCCCGAGTCCAGGCGTGCGTGACGCGCGCGCAGGCGTTCAGCCAGATGCTGACCGACTCGAACAGGTCTTCGGTGTCGAACATGCGCGCCTTTTAGGTTGAGGGAATCCAGACGCGAGTACGGTTCCCCGCGCTACTTACCTGCGGGGCTCGCGTTCTACTGGCGGCGCAATCTAGTGAGCCACATTACATGCGGCAATGTCCTCTACCCGGCGCCCGCACGGGGATGCGGATTGTTCTGGGATCGCTGCGGACATCAATGGTCGATTGCGGCTGTCGCCCTCAGAATGACGTCGCCCTGGGTGTGATCTGCCGGGCTGACCCTCGGCGGAGCGGCGCCATTCTGAAGGCGCAAACTGGTTCAATCAGCGGTTGTAATCGCCCACGAAGCTGAATCGCCGACTGTAAGACGAGTGAATGCCGAGCTTCGGGAATCCGTCGTCTTCTTCGTCTTCAGGCTCGTGTAGATCCGATTCCTCGAACATCAGCCGGTCGAGCGCTACCTGGTGCTCCGCGGCAAGGCGCAGACCAACTTCACGCTGCCTGCAGTGTTCCGCAGTAATAGCGTTCTCGCGCGGCGTGCCCTTCTTGATGTTGCCGATCTCGTATGCGCCTTCATCGTGGAAGCGCTGCATCTGAAGATCGTTCGGGCCGGTTCCGCGCCGATGGATGTCTTCGCCCCAGAATTCGACCCATTGCTCAAACGACAGGCGGAATGCGATCCCCCGCCGGCGTGCATTGCTTCTCTGCACGGAAAAGGCGTGGCGATACTGATTCATTGGGTCGTAAACGCAAAAAAGCCACCCGGTTTAGGGGTGGCTTTCGTTTTCTATGGGCGAGCTTGGCGTGGAAAGAATCTTGCCGCAATTATCTCATCTTTGCAAGCACTTTCTTCATAATTTTGCGAGTTCCGCCGCAGCAAGCACAATCGCCCGGCGCGTGGCGGCGTAGTCATCGGGTCCAAGTCCTTCATTCGCCGAGAGACACCAGACTGAAGGAAACGCCTCTTCGTCGGCGTTCGTGCAATATGCCGCTCCGGCGCGTAGCTGCTCATTGGCCACGGTCAGTTGCAGCTTCACGGCGAGCCGAAGCGCGTCGCCATCGTCCTCAAGCGGATTCCAACGCGTCGAGACGCCTGGAACCCACAGCCCAAGGATGCCGCCCTCTTGGCGGGACGCAGCGATGTCCGCCCTCCATTGATAGCCTCCGGCGCGCGCGGCGCGTTCGAGCAGTTCTCGGTCGGTCATGCGTCGCTCCTCATCCGCAGCCATCCGCCGCGCGCAAGCACTACCTTCGGGACGGCGTTGATCGTCAGGCGCAGTACCGCGCGCCAGCGAAGCGCCTTGGTGATTTTTCGGACTTTCATCCGCCCCCCTCAATACGAAAGCCAGACGCGCTTGCCCGCTTTCGCCGCCTGTTCGATGAATTCCCGGATTTGCCTCAGGTCGTCGTCGTCGAGCTCGTCGCCCATGTACGCGTGAGTCAGGCAGTAGGACCGGAATCCGTCCAAGTCGCGCGGCGCGTCGGCGTCGAGTGCCGCCATCGCAGCGGTGTCGATCTGGTTCTGTTCGCCATATCCTGTCGGACTGCGCGGGTCAGGGTCGCAGTCACGCGAATCAACGCGCCATCGGTCAGTCAATGACCATGCGGCGCGCGCACCGCGGCTGTAGCGCAGCTCGATGTCCGGATTCCCGGTCACGCCGATTTGGCAGCCCATCACTCCCCCTCCTTCCGCGTATAAAGCCGCACCATCTCTTCTTCCGTCTCGACGAGCGATTCGCCCGGGCCCGCGCGGTTGAACGCGAGCAGATCCGCCTTCGTCGGCCCGTAGATCCCGCTGCAGCCGTTCTTGCGCACGCGCTCCATGCGTGACTCGTGCAGCGCCAGGTCGAGCGGAACCGGCCCGAGCTCGGCCTGGAGATAGTCGATCAACTCGGACTCGTCCATCAGGTACGTCGTCGGCGCGTCTGCGACCGTGCTCCACATGCAATACTTGCCGCCGAACTCTGCGATGTAAGGCATCAGGGTTTCTCCTTGGCGATCGCCGCATCAATGGCCTCAGCCAATGTCGTGCCGTCTAGACGAAACCGCATGTTGAGCGACCATGACTGCCCGTCCTGAGCCGCTTTTGCGCGACTCTCCAGCCACCGATACCGGGCGGCATCGCGCGCCTCACCATCCTCGTACAGCCCGAGCCGCTCTTGCTCTGCGGTCAGCTTGTCGAGCGGGTCGGCGAGCGCGCCGGATGCGAGCGCCTTTTCAAGCGCGCGCGACAGCCAGCGGATTCGCTCCTTGGCGGCGGTCAGTAGCGCGATCGACGACGGCTCGCCGCGCAGGATAGCTTCGACGTCGAGCGTGCGATGATCGTGCAGGAAGACGGCGTTGGCGAGCTCGTCATCGGTCAGACGGCCGAGCGTCAGCGCCGCGCGCTCGCAGTCGTACTCCTTGCCGAACGGATCGGCTTCGCCCTTCTCGCGCCACTGTGCGGCCGGTGTGCTTTGTGTGGTCATTTCGTGTCCAGGATGAAATTGGGTCAAGCCACAGCGCGCGGCTTCAGCGCGATCAATTCGGCGAGCTTCGTCAGCCCCTTCGCCGTCACCAGCACCTGCTCGACTACCTTCTCGGTTCCATCGCTCCGTGAAACGGTCGTGATCTTGTGCATGAGATGGCCAGTCTGGAGGCGATCCTGATACGCCAGCCACCCTGCTCCGCCCTGTCGGCGGTAGATCCAGCGGTTCTGGCTAAGCCACGAGAACAGATCCTTCGGGCGCATCTGGAGCGTTTTCGCGGCGTTGGTCACGCACATCGTGCCGTCGGCTTCGGCGATCCGGTCGAATCTCTCGACCTTGTCAGCCATGGCGGCCTTCTCAGCTTCGAGATGCAACACCTTTTCGGTGTAGGAAAGCAGGAGACCACGCATTGCGGCCGGGTCGTTCAATACGGCCATCGGATTCGCGCCATACGATCCATCCTTTCGGATGCTCGGAAGCACCTCACCAACGACCCACTCTTCGAAGCGCTCGGCGGCGGGGAGCTTGGAGCGCATCACCAGGCGGTAGACGTCGCGTTCGGGGATGATGCGCGCCTCCTGCGTGCGATTGAGCGCGTCAGTGATGGGGTGGTGTTTCGCCACCCCACGGCAATGCGCCTTGATAGCGTTGGTCGGGTCGGCATAGCCGAGCACGGTCGCCACGTCGCGCGCCACAAACCATGGCTCGCCGTCCACCATGACGACGCGAACCGAATCACCGTTGAAGCTGAAAGGAACGAGCGAGTTCATTAGCGAGCCTCCATCATCGATGCGACATTGCGGTGCCAAGGCTCAAGCGCCACGGCCAGAGATTTCGTGGAGAGGATTCGGCGAGCATTGCGGATACACTTCCGCGCCGTCGGGTCTGAAACCTTGAGGTCGCCCAGCTGGATCTTCGCCTCGACGAGCGCATCGCGAGTGCGCATCAACAACTGACGCGCCAGCTCAACCTCTACTCGCTGCGGAGCGCGACCGCCAAGGTAGAA